CTACACCAAAGTTACTGATTGGGAAAACAATGACTGACCTTCCTTCCTACAAACTGGTGCAACGCTTAATGCACGAAACCGGTTTTCCTGTCGCAGATCCAAACGATGAAATGGTCTTTCCTGGGGCCAAGTTTATGAAACTAGCAAGCCGCCTCATTCAGTACGGTGCCGACCAGGAGCTGGAGGCGTGTTGCCTGCTCTTGGACCGTTCTTACGGCACCAGCCTCCGCGCCGCCCGCCGCCCCAAGCCGCCGAGCTTGAACAGCATCGCCCTGCAAATGCTGGGCACCGTCGAACGCGACGCTCACTACATCCCTGAGATCACCGACACCATCCGCCGCGCACTGGAGGCGCTGCCCAATGACTGACGCTATCTATTGTCTGAAATCCGACCTGAAAGAGTTCTACGCAAAAGCGTACGAAGCCGGAGCGAGAGACTTCGAGGACCTCGTTTTCCGTCACGCTACTCACTTGGCAGACTCTCTGCACAGTAAAGCTCAGCAAGAAGCCATCCTCGCCGTTCGGGACGCTATGAGAGAGATTTTTGAGAGCCGCTGGATCGAGGCTCAAAAACAAGCCCTTACCAAAACCTGAAAATTACAAAACAATGACTGAACAAAAACGCCTAACTATCACCGATACTCGTCAAATCGACCTGGATTATGTGTCGCTTGATGTGGCCATTGAAAGACTAACTAACGCGATGAAAGAAGGTTTCACGGGAGTCGAGCTTGAAGTTGAAAGAGGTTACTATGATAGCCACAGCGCAATCTTCAAGGTTACGAAAACCAGGGAGGAAAACGACCAAGAGTATGACAGACGAATGCAGAGACAAAAGTCTTACCAGGACCATCGTCGCCTAGAATATGAGCGTATGAAAAAGGAGTTCGGAGATGCCTGAGGGCGGTTTCCCGTACCTTGCAGGGCGGTTCGCCCCCTTTACTTTCGGGACGAAACGCGCTATGCTTAATGCATGATGAAACTCACGAAACAAGCTCTCACCCGACTCCAGGAGGCTCCTGTAAAAGTGAAGCTCTGGAACGGCTGCTTCAACGTCGCTTCTGTCGAAGCCAAGTTCTCTCGCTACTGCGTTGAACTTCGTGTAGAAACTACTAATCCCCTGTTGGAATGGCAGTGCGGAAACAAGAATGAAGTTACCATGATATACTGGAAGGGTTGCGATGGGCAACGCATGGAGGTTCCTGCCGAACTGAACGCTCTTGTTGAGAAACTGCGTTCTGCGGGTACAATGGGCAATGAAGAAGCAGCAAAGCTGAGCCGTGAGAATGCGGCTGCTTTTGCTTCAGCTTTTTAGGAGTTTGGCTTTTGAGGGCGGTTTCCCGTACCTTTCAGGGCGGCCTGCCCCCTTTGCAAAACAACCAAAACACGCTATGATTAATTCATGAAAGAAACGACCTACCCCGTGCAATACTACATCGGCGACCTGTGCTACGTGATGCACGACGCCTGGGATGAAGTCTGTAGCCTGACGTTCCCCCCCGGTTCTGATGAAGAAGTCAACGGTGAACTAGAACTGTCTGACGGCCGAAAGATCGTCATATTCTCGACTGCTTACGGCGACGGTGAATACTTCGATCAAGACGGTAACGCTTACGGCGTCGATTCCGGCACTATCGGTGCAATCAAGGTAGACGACATTCGCGACCCTTTTTCTCATCTTGACGGCGGAAATATTCATGAGTTTGCCGCTGAGATCGACGGTAACGATTGCTGGTCTGAGAATGGTGAGCTGGGCTTCTACAAAGTTGTGATTAACACCGGTGACTCGGACGAGGACGATCACTTCGAAGACGAAGAAGAGCTGGAGGACGAGGATGCCTGAGGGCGGTTAACCGTACCTTTGAGGGCGGTTTGCCCCCTTTGCTTCTGGGCCGAAAGGCGCTATGATTAACTCATGAAAAAAGAAACCTACCTCCTGATCCCCTCTGACCCCAAGCTGGCCGAGCTCACCTGCTACTGGAAGGAGTTCCGCTCCCTGGAGGCTGCTGAGGACGCTCAAGACGAGTACGCCGACCGTGGCCTGAACTACAACGTGAGGCCGAAGCTGGTTGCCTGGGGCCTGAGGTTTTGAGGGCGGTTTCCCGTACCTTTGAGGGCGGTTTGCCCCCTTTCGAAAACCGGCAAAACCCGCTATAATTATAACATGGAAATCACCACCAAAGTTCGCCGTACCCACCTCGGCCCTCGCTACGACATCTACATTGACGGTGTTTACAGCGCCACTGCTTACACCGCCCGTGAAATTGAGCCGATCATACAAAATCTAGAGCTCAAGTACCTTTGAATCACACCGAACACTCCTATTTCATCGAAGAATTCGAAAACATGCACGAAATTGACTTCCAAGCTCTTGCGACGAGTCGTCTAGAAGACATGGCTGACCAAGTTGAGTCTCTCTTTAACCAGGGCAATCTTGCTGAGGCAGAATTACTTCATCAAGAGGCTCTCGAACTAGCGAAAGCCTGTGATTCCGCTTACACCTTTCTGTTTATTAAAGACCTCAAGTACGTTTAATGAAAGCGTTCCTCTTTTGCCTCGGGTCGGTGATCATCGGCCAAGTTGCCCTGGCCCAGAGTATTCCCGTGCGAAACTTTGGCGGCTGCCCAATCCGAACGGTTACGTCCAACGGAGCTTGCGTCCCCAAAGGAAACACCCAAGTGTTTTACAACGGTGGTGAAACCTGTCCCATCGGTTGGACTCGGTCACGCGACTACTGCGTGCGTTGAGGGCGGTTTCCCGTACCTTGCAGGGCGGTTTGCCCGCTTTACTTCCTAGCCAAAACCGGCTATAATAATTACAGTTCAAAACTACTTTCGAAAACAACATGCCTGCTTTTGCTGTCACCAACAACCTCGACTGGACCGTTTCCCACCGTCCCCTGTTCTTCACCGGTAACGACGGTCAGCCCATCAAGTGGGACGAGAAAGTTGCCGTAGTCCGCGATGACAACGGTAAGTGCCTCGGTTCCGTTTCCCCTAACTACGAGACGGTTCAGAACAACGATCTGCTGAAACTGATCAACCCAATGATCGAGGAAGGTCTCCTCTCCGTCGAGAACATGGGCTACCTGAATAACGGCGCTCGGGTGTTCGCCCAAGCCAAGGTTAACCAGGAGTTCCAAGTGATTGGCGAGAACTATAACGCTTACGTCACCCTTCTGAACGGTCACGTTGGTAACGCCAGCGTCGCAATCGGCCCTTCGGCCACTCGCGTAATCTGCGGGAACACCTTCGCAATGGCCTACTCTGACCTGAGCGAGAAGTACCGCCACCAAGCCGGTGTGAACGACCGTGTGCTTGAGTCCACCGCTGTGGTTGATTACGTCAACGGTGCGATGAAGAAATACGCCGAGTACGTTGACAAGCTGGCTACCACTCCTTGCTCCTCGGTTCAGTTCCGCAACGCTCTGGAAGCGATCTACCAGAAAGATGTCGACACCATGCGTGACTCTTTCGTAACCCAGTTGAACGGTTTGTTCTACACGGGTCGCGGTAACGAAGGTCGCACCTTCTACGATGCGTTCAACGCTGTTACCGAGTACGCTTCTAACTACTCTCGGCAGACTGAGGCTGGTCGCTTCAACTACGCCAACTTTGGTCAAGGTTCCCGCGTTAACCAGCGGGCGATGCGCGTTCTGACCGAACTGGCTGCTGTGTGACCCTACTGGGGGGACAAATCTCCCCCTTTGTTCCTCTATAACAAGAAGATGAAATTTCAAATCGGTGACCTTGTCACCAAGTGCTACGGCAAGAAACCTGCGAAAGTAGTTTGGCGTGACGGACACGGTGGGGGTTACTACAAGTGCGCCTACCTGGGCTCTGGCCAAACCTTCCACGAATACGGCACCAATCTGAAACCCTACGAACAAGAATCTGAAATGACTGACACCAAAACCCTGTACTCCTTTTCCGTCGACGGCAAGACCGCATACGGCATTCACATCGGCACCAACAGTCAGAACAAGTACCTGATTGAGGAAAAGACCACCGGTGCCATTCACGTTCTGGACAAGGACCAACTAGAAGAAGTTGTGCCTTACACCTTCAGCGCCTCTATCAATGGCAAAGAAACCCACTACGTCGGCACTCCCGACATTCTGACGAAAGGCGATATCCTGCTGTATACGGGTTCTTCCACGCCTCAAGTTGCGATTGTGACTGACGTGGACACCAAGAACAAAGGTGCTCGCTCCAAGTTCAAGGGTGCCAAGATCGTTACGGAGGCAATCTGAAAATATGTCTCCTAAAATTTCTATTGGTACGGAAAGGGCAATTGCATTGTATGATACTGAGTGGTGGAAAGAATGTTCTTATAAGCAGATTGCTTACTTTCAACTTTTCACTGCCGAACTCTTTTGCCCCTTTGATGTATTTCACGAAGCAGTTGAGAAGTCACTGGGTCGTCCTGTATTCACTCACGAATTTGGACTAAACTATGGGGGAATTTGTAAAGAGTTTCTGGGTGAGAAAGAATCTCCCACGATGAATGAGATTCTGAGTCTGATTCCCCAAGAAAAACTTGTCGTTATTACTCACTAAACCATGAAAACTCAAAACGGATTCATTGACCCTGTTTATGCCACCGTTGCTGCCGGCACAATCTTGCTACTCGGTCTTGTCTTTGTAGGTGGACCAATGTATAATGTGTGGCAACAATCTCTTGCCGGTAAAGCAGAACTTCAGAAGGCAGAATACACTCGCCAGGTAGCAGTTCTGGAAGCACAAGCAAAGAAAGATTCTGCACAACAACTTGCTGATGCCGAAATCATCCGTGCTTCTGGTGTTGCTAAAGCAAACCAAATCATCGGTGATAGTCTGAAGGACAATCGCGAGTACCTCCAGTATCTGTACATCACTGGACTGGAAGAAGGTTCCAACAAAGGTAACGTAACCATCTACGTTCCCACTGAGGGTGGAATGCCTGTTCCTACTCTGCAAATGAACAAGTGACCCAACTGCGTCCACATCACTTTCTACCGCAATGCAAATTACCTTTTACGGCTACGCTCCGCGCGAACGATCCATCACCGTGGATCAAGACGACATCGCAACTCTCCGCAAAATCATGCGCCAAGAGTTCCTCGATCACATCGAGTACGGTCCTTTCGCCAGTCCTTACCCAAGCGAAACCACCAAAGCTATTTTGGCGTTCTGCGCTCGTCACGGTGTGGACGGTTCTTACACGTCCGATCGGCTAGCTTTCTTCAAGGCGTTGCTAGGTGTTGTCAATGACTGAACAACACCCGATCACCCCACCGCCAGAGCTGGTTGAGCAGTGGGCTAAGGAAAAGACTTTGCTTGGCGCCCACCCGCCGCTTCACGTCTACATGACCAACCGCGCCGCCCAATGGGGCGCCGACCAGGAATTGGAAGTGTGTTGTGAGCTGCTGCCTGCTCTGGCTGGCTACCTCCGCAACGCCCGACGCCCCAAGCCGACAACGCTGAAAGAGCAGGCGTTGGAGCTTGTAAGCAGAATCGAAAAGGCCAAATCCCCTTGGGAGCTGAGTGAACTTGAAACCATCCGCCGCGCACTGGAGGCCCTCAATGACTGAGCTAAGAGAAAAAATCTATCTGGCCCTACTGATAGGCACTTGCGGCCTATTTCTATGGGCGATAGTTCAAACCACCTCGCAGTGCCACGCCATTGGCGGCACCACAGTTCGCGGCCTTTTCTGGCTGGAGTGCATCAAATGACTAACCAACACCCCGCTACTCCGACACCTCAAGAGATAGACAAATTCTTCATGCTGCCTCTTAGTGGAGAAGAACGACTGGCTGCTGCTTTTTGTGCTGGCGCCGACCAGGAACTGGCGGAGTGTTGTGCGCTGCTGCCTGCTTTTGCTAACTACCTTCGCGACGAGCGCCGCCCCAAGCCACCGACGCTGAAAGAGCAGGCGTTAAAGGGATTAAAAGAAGTTGGAGATTTTACTCTTGGTCAACTTGAAGGATGCAGAGATTTTAATGAGTTCAAAACCCACGTTGATAACATCCACCGCGCACTAGGGGCCCTGCCAAATGACTGACCAACCGCTGTCCCCCGCCGCTCAGGCGGTGAAAGATGCTGCCCAAGATGCTTATTGGCTGTGGGACAGCATGTGTCCTGCTGATGCTGAAACAATTGCCGCCGCCGCCCTGCGGGCTGCTGCTGATCAAGTAGCACCGGATGAACCTTATCCTGAAAATTCTCAATTTTGGGAGGATGATGAGGCAATTCAAGAATGGCATAGCAAACAATACTTTCGCAAAAGAAATCTCGCCATCGCCGCCGAGCTGGAGGCCCAGTGAACCACTGGCGCATCCTGGCTAAGGCCCTCGGTGAAAAAGCTCACCCCGATCCACGCATCGCTGATCGAATTGCCCTAGTTCGGTTAGTGATTTTGCTCAGTTATCTGACCACTAATACTTTCATCGTGGCCGGCGTAATCCGGCATTGGAGCAACTAAAGCAATGACTGATAAACTTGAACTCGAGATCACATCCCTCCGGTGGGATGAACGTCTTGGCTCTAAATCTGACGTTCCTTACATTATCGTCAACTGTACTTTTAAGGTGGATCCCGGGTCAGACGTCTGGCAGAGAGCCAAGGGAGAGAGTGAAGAGTACGACTATGTGCTTACCGTCGATAATCCCGAAAAGTATGAGAAGTGGATCGACACAGAGTGCGGATTCGGACAGTTTAGGTACTCCGGTTTCGGAAGAGCGTGGGTGCGTAAAGACCCGGTATGGCACTACATTCCGAAATTTGACACTTTCTGGCTTCGGGAATGGGTCGCCGATTGTTCTGTAACTCGCGCTGCGATTGGTGAGTTAGAATACTATCAGAAACACGGGAAACTCCAATCAGTTTACAGATCGGTTGATTCGGGTACAATACTTCGTCTCCTAAGGACACTCAACGCTCACTGGGACTGATGCCAAGACTACCTGTGTACAGAGTGCTAACCCCAGACGGAAAGAACTACGAAAACCTGACAATAGAGGAAATGCTTTCCCTGCTAGATATGGGCGAAGTTGATGTTTGGCCGATGGGTTGGCAGGAAAGAGAGGACAAAGATGAGTGATTCACCAGATTGCTGCCGCCGAGGGTTTGCCGCCTCGATCAAAGACACGGCCAAACGATTGCTTGAAGACCCTACTATCGCTCCTCGCTCCGTGGCGCAAGATCGGATGGCGATCTGTAAAGAGTGCGATCACTACCGTAACGAAAGTCAAACTTGCGAGATGTGTGGCTGTTTCATGCCCCTGAAGACTGCGTCGGCAAATATGCGGTGTCCAATCGACAAGTGGGAGGAGTGGAAGCGTGGAAATTGAACGTTTGCTGTTTCAGGTTACACCACACCTTGTTGAAGACTTCATCATCGCAGACAACCAAGTGTGGCTCCCCTGGCTTCAGCGGCAGACTGGGTTCTTGCGAAAGACACACTCGGTCAACCCTGGCGGAATGGTTGAAACCATAATCTTCTGGAAAGATCCCCCGTCACGCAAAAAAGCCGAAGGATCAGCTGAACTTGCAACAATCGAGCTAATGTTTCGGAGTCGCATCGGCCCAATTTACCGATTGGTGAGTTCAAGCTAAACTGGTTTTGTTCGTGCCCCGGTAGCTCAGTGGAAGAGCAATCGCCTTCTAAGCGATCGGTCGCAGGTTCAAATCCTGCTCGGGGTGTTGCTCGGTTAGCTATCTGGTGAAAGCACCCGACTCATAATCGGATACAGGCGAGTCCGATCCTCGCACCGAGCACCTAGTCCCCTTGGCGTAATTGGTAGGCGCTGCGCACTTAAAATGCGCTGACATTCGTCGTGCCGGTTCAAGTCCGGCAGGGGACACCTTGGAGAGAGTCCGGTTGGTCGAGGACACCGTCTTGAAAACGGCTGGGGGATGAAACCCTTCGCAGGTTCGATTCCTGTTCTCTCCGTTAGTTACACGGTTTACGAAACCTGTAACTTGCTATCATCAAATCAGCAAACACTCAACAACGTTTGCAAAATATTACATGTATTGCTATGACTGAAATGACCAATCGTGAAGACGTGGTAAACACTCTGGTTTCCCGCGTTTGTGAAAATGCTCCCCTGCGCGAAATGATTCGCGTTTACAGTGAAGCTGTCCAGGCTGCTGTAAGTCAAATGGACGACGACGGACTTCTCCGTGCTATTGTTCAAGCCGGCTACCCAGACATTCTGGAAGCCTTCGGCCTGGTTGCCCCTGGGCTCACCGAGGAGCCCGCTGCCGAGCCTGCCGCTGTGTGAGGGACGGTGGGCCTAGCCACCGGTTGAGGCCCACTGCAGACTGTTTTCGACGGGTAGGGTTTCCCCTACCTTCTTTGGGCGGTTTCCCGGCTTTACGGGGACCGCCCTTTGAGCTATGATTAACTCATGGAAAAGATACCGAACTGGCTACACAACTCCGGCAAGGGGAAGAAAGGCAAAGGACGCTGCAAGGGTCGCGTTAAGGCTAGCAAACAGCGCCTAAAGGCTCTGCGCGCAAAGTACGGTTAACCGTACCTGAGAGGGCGGTTTGCCCCCTTTCGAAAACGGCCGAAACGCGCTATGATTATATCATGAATAAAGTCCTCTGCCACCTCGGCGATCCTCGTAATTCCAAGCCCGAAACTCTGCAGGAGTACGGAAAACTGCGTGAGCGCATGATTCAGCGTAACTGGGTTAGCCTCAGCGAAGTTGACTTCGTACGTGCTATTACCGAGCAGGGCTGCCCCTTCTACGGTGCGTTGCTCAACGGTCGCGACCTGATGGATTTGCAGTTTGAAAAACTCTGCTGGCGGACTCAATCCCTTGTTGGCCTTGATTTCGACGTATGTCATATCTCTGCAGACAACATGCGCAAGCACTTTCAATACCTGGGTCTCCAGCCTTTCCTTGGCTACTACACTTTCAGCAACGACTCCGCCAACGGTGGTCAAAGTTACCGCTTGCTGTGGCGTGTGGATACCGACCTTAACTTGTCGTATGACGAGTGCTCTCGAGCTCTGAAGAAAATGCGTGCGTTAACGAATAACCTCGCTGACAAACACGCTGCGAATCCCACTCGAATGTGGCAAGGAACCAACAGTGGTTTCTTTCACTATGCTGCCGACGGCAAACGCCTTAATCTCAAAGAGCTGGCCAAATGACCAATTTCTCTAAATTCGATCAAGATTCTCTCTACAACTCCGTCTACTTCCTCCTTGAGGGGCAACTGAACGATGCCTTCGAAATTGATTACCTCACTGACCGCATCTGTCACGCTGTGAGCGAATGGGTGCCTGAGAAGGGGGACTTTTGGTTAAACAAGGACGATGGGGTGCTTTACGTGAATAAAGGTTGGGAGGTCGTAACTGTGGAGGCGCCAGAATGAGAACCGTGCAAGTAAAACCCCTAAGTTCAAAGGCAAAGAACCGCTTTGCCAACCAAATGGATAGCAATCCAGTTTGCTTCGTGGAGCAAGATACCGGGGACGAACTCTTCCTTGTGTCTGAGAACCGTCTCTACGCTTTCTGGATGAGCACACGAACTGGATCCAATCGCTTCGGTAGCAAAGTTGACGGGCACTGGGAGGTTACACCCGAGCTGTCTGATGCGTGAGTGGGCGGTTTTCCGTACCTCCGAGGGCGGTTTGCCCCCTTTCGCTCGGGGCGGAAACGCGCTATACTTAACTCATACACACAAAGGAATTGTGACTGAAATCGACCTCTCCAGGTATGTTGGGAAAGAAGTTATCCTCACCCTCGACAACAACGAAACTCTTTCCGGTGAACTTCAGTTTCTTAAGAATCACCAAAGTGCCTACTGCTATGTGGTAGACAAATTTCGGTTTTGCAAAACTGGAGAAGGATTGACTAAACCCCAAATCAAATCAATCCAACTCAAAAACCCTATGACCGGAATCGCACAGCAACACCCTAACATCAACCTTGAGGATTTTGAGGGTCAGAGGTGTTATGTTAAGTGGAATGATGGAGTAGACGATGCGATTGGGTGTGTTAGTTATGAACTCGGTTACTGGAATGTTCCAGGAGATCCACATTGCGCTTTTCGAAAAGATGGGACACACTCACACGATGAACTCTATGTCACAGAAATCTACGGGGAAGGTGCCTATGAAATCACAACCAAAGACACCTTTGATGCTCCTAGCGACGACGTAGTAACTAAAGCAACCGAAGCACTTAAAGACCTCACTGAGGAACAGATTGCCAAAGTCCTTCATGCTCTGAAAGGGAAATACTAAACTGATGAAAAAACAAGAACTCAAAGAACTTCTCACACCAGAGTTTCTATCAACTCTTCATACTGCTGTGGAGTGTTGTAATTGGAATGCGGATATGATTGAAACTATGGAGTTTTGTGATTGGTGCTATAATATGGCAGGACAACCAAAACCACAATATGATATGGGTGTTGAGATGGATGATGAAGAATGAAAGGAACTATATCTCCTCAAATGAAAGCACTATTGAATAATAGAGATTTGTATAAAAAATTTACTTCTAAATTATTTGAATCTTCCCCAAGAAAACCTTTTTGCGTGGAAGATGACTATGGAAACCGAGTATGTTACACTCCATATAATCAAAGCAATATTCAACCCAAAAAGAAAAGAAACCTACTTCAATTGCTATTAGGAATGTAAAATGACTGAATTTGTTAAAGAACATTTGCCTGCTGTTGCTGCAATTCTGATGTTACTCTTTTTGACGCCCCCTGTGATCACTAGCAGTGCGATGGTTTCCTTTCACCTTTACAATCTGCTTTCTCCAACCGATTGTTTACAGAGAAAATGACTGAACCAGAATTTGAACTCAATGAAAAGGGTGAAATATCAAAAATCACAATCACTTCCACTGGTTCTGTGAAAGGTGTTGTGAAGCAACAGGGGGCAACTAAAATGAAACCACTCCCCGACAAACAACTCCTGCGAATCATGTGGCAAGTTGCTGTAACTTCCGCGATAGAGGGGCAAGGCGAAACCCACGAAATCTACGCCAGGCAACTTTACCACTACTTAGCAGGCACCTATGATCACCTTGTGCTCAAAGATAAGCGAGACGATGATGAAACCGAAGACTAGTTTCAAAAACTAAAGGACACCCAATGAAAAAGTATCAGGACCTAGAGAACAAAGTTAAAGAACTTCAGGAGGAAATTGAACGCCTAAAGAAAGAAGAAGAGCAAGAAGACAAACTACCGGAGGGATTCGACCGTAATTACGCGCTGAAGTTTCTAAAGAACTATTCGCGTTTTGACCTTCAACTGGCTTTTGTGTGGTTGGAAACTCCTCCAAGTCGGGATTATTGGAATGCTCTCTACATCTGTCTTAAGGATAATCCTAGGTACATTGTTCCTGATGAAGTAATTATTCAGATTCAAAAGTGGGTGATTCTTTCTTTTCAAAACGATGAGTGACACTTTAATAACTGGTACAATACCCCCCAACAAACCCCCAATCCCCCTTATAATAACAAGGTAATCAAATGATTGAAATCCAGAAGAACTACAAACTCACACTCTCAGAAGAGCAACTGCGACAACTTTTCAATCTTTTGGGACAAAATAAAGATTTATTGACTATTAATAGTGGGTATGGTGAACTGCGAACAGTTCATAACGAACTCAAGAAAATCTTTGATAGTGGGGTACGATGAAACCACTCCCTGAAAGAGACCACCTTCGAATCTTTTGGCAAGTGGCGGTAACTTCCGCCATCGAGGGGCAAGGCGAGCCGTACGAGATCTTCGCTCGACAACTTTACCACTACTTCGCAGGCACCTATGATCACCTTGTGCTCAAAGATAAACGAGACGATGATGAAACCGAAGACTAGAGTCATTCTGGAAATGGCGATTGAAGAAGGTGTACGTCGTGGCTATTCACGCGCACATAAACACGTAGAGAACCCAACTGAAGGTGCTATTATAGAACATATTGAGGAGGCTGTGATGTCTCAAATCTACGAGTACTTTACTTTTGACGAGGAGGAGGGCGGTTAACCGTACCCCCGGAGGGCGGTTTACCCCCTTTACTTCAGACGCAGTCTGAGCTATAATTAAGGTATGAAGACGAATCAACTCAAGTACGCCTGCGCTGCGACTTTCGGTCGGATGGCCCTGCCGCATTTCGGCCACGTGGAGCTTATCCAACAAATGCTGAGCCACGGCGAATACGCCGATGTGCATCTCTCTGGTCATGAGAAGAACAATAATTGGGACCTGCGAGTTGTAATGCTCAAGCACCTTTGCCGCCTGAAAGATGTTGACTTGCAGAGGGTAAAGTTTTACAATTCACCAACAGTCACCGACGCGATGACGTTCTCGGTAGACATGGCACCATACAACGAGTGTGTGTTAGTTCTCGGCTCCGACCAAATTGCGATGGGAACCAAGATCTCAGAAGCGTACGACACTGCGTTCGTTATCAATCGTCGTTCGACTTCATCGACGGAAGTTCGATATTTCCTCGATACTTCTTGGTTCATCGAGGATCTTCGTGGCTTGTACGAAGGAGACGAGTTTGCACTTTGTTTAGCAAAGATTTTGAGAGAGGAGGAACTCCGCCGTGAAAGATCCAAAGAAGTTGCAGGAGAAGTTGACCCCGTTACTCAAGGGGTCTAAACTAAAAGTTGGGTTTAACTTATCGCGACCGCTGAGCGACCTTGAACTCTGTGAGATTGCCTGGGTGGTGGAGGATCATGTCGCCAGAAACACGGATTCCCATGAATGCGAACTGCTGGCTGACTGGCTAGATTCTTATCGGTTTTACGCTAAGGGCGGTTAACCGTACCTGGGAGGGCGGTTTACCCCCTTTCGCTTTTGGCGAAAATGAGCTATCCTTAAAGCATGGAAAAGATGAAAGTTTGGATGGCTTATTTCGCGGGTATGTACGAAGGGGAGTTCGGTGCCAAGCTTTTCTTCAAGAAGGAGGATGCTCAGAAGTACCTGGATGAGAATTTTCACAAGTACGAAGATTGGGAAGATGGCTTAGAGTGCGTTTTGCAGGAGATGGAGGTGAACTAGGGCGGTTTCCCGTACCTTGAGAGGCGGTTGCCCCCCTTTACCTTTCGGCCAAAAAACGCTATAGTTATATTATGGAAAACGACCTCAAGCACCAAATCCTCGAAATCATCGAGTCCGCCCGCCTGGCCCGCCAGGAGGCCCTGAAACCCGGTGGCGACGGCTACGCTTTCGTGTCCGGCTACGCTACCGCCGCTCTGGAGCGGATTTACAAGCTCGTGGAGGAAGCCTGATGCGTGCTTACGTAATGGTTGGCGCTCCTGGCTCCGGCAAGTCCACCTATGCTTCTAAACTGGCAGAGTCCGAGAATGCTTTTGTTATCTCCGGTGACGACATCCGCGCTGAACTCTACGGGTCCGCTGACATCCAGGGCAACTGGGCAGAAATTCACGACCGGATTGAAGAACTGGTGTCTGAAGCTTGCGGCTCGTCTGTTATTTTGGACGGTACTCACTATCGAGCTTCTTATCGGAAGGAGGCTATCGCTCTTCTGAGGTCTTACGGTTATACCAAGATTGAAGCCGTGATCGTCAATCCTACCGTGGAAACCTGCCTGAAACGCAATGCTTCCCGCTCTCGGAAAGTACCTGAGAATGTGATCCGCACCATGCACCAAAAGCTGAACGCTTCGCTGAAAAACATCTACAACGAATCTTTTGATCGAATCAACTTTATACTGTGATACCAACATTTCATTTTTGCGACACTATTGACCCCGGCGACGTGATCGCCGTCGGTGACATTCACGCAACTGCAGTACCTTACTTGCAACTTCTTCGCTGGGTTCGCGACAGCGGCGCCCACGTCATTCTCCTTGGCGATTTGATCGATCGCGGTGGCGACGACTTGATCGTCCTGGAGCTCACCCGCACCCTGCTAGAAGACCCCACTCGTCTCGGACTTGAAGCTTTTACTGTGATTCGCGGAAATCACGAGCAAATGTTTTTGAATGCCATCGACGAACCGAACGCTGTACAAGACTGGGTTGTCAATGGCGGGAACATTCAGGAGTGGGAAAAAATGCAGAAACATGCCGGATGGTTACGGGAGCTGCCTTACTACGTTGTAGTTGGCGACACGCTGTTCGCACACGCAGGTTGCCCCCCTGGCGAAGATCCTCAAACGATGATGAGGACGAACTACTTGCGCGAGCAGTTTGTCTGGATGCGAAGACCTTTCCTCGACAAAGGACCTCAGTTCGAAAAGTGGAACCCGAACCTCAAGGAAATTGTTTTCGGCCACACCCCAAAAAGCGCAATGCCTTACCGAATTCCTGGCGGAATCTGCATTGACACTGGGGCGTATACTACAGGGTTTCTAACCGCATACAACGCCACTAAAGGAACTTTCTTTCAGATCGAAACCGAACCCAAATGAAAAAACGACTCCTGCTAATTGACTGCTCTGCCCTTTTCCATCGCTCTCGATCTGCACTCACACGTACTTGCGGGGAACTCACAACTTCGGCCGGAATTCCCGTTACCGGGACAATGGGGTTCCTAAACGCACTCTTTGCCATCATGGCGAAGGAAGAGTACAGCTGCGTGATTCCCTGTGCCGAGGGGGGAAACAACTGGCGCAAGAAGGAGTCAACTGCCTACAAGGCGAATCGTGAGGGTGGCGACGTTGCCCACTACGCCGACCAAAGCCTACTGTTGGATGAAGTTTTGCCCACGCTGGGCATGACGATCGCGAAGGCACCCAGCTACGAGGCTGACGACGTGATCGCCCATATTTCGCGTCATTCAGCGGCTTACGAAGAAATTCACATACTAAGTTGTGACAAAGATTTGCTACAGTTAGTGAGTAACAGGGTGAAGGTTCTGCTGTTTAGCTCGACGAAGAAGATTGAGCTCGTCGACATTGACGGGGTGATAAGGCACTTCGGTGTGTTCCCTGCAGAGGTCAAATACTTCAAGGCGCTGAGCGGAGATTCCAGCGACAACGTTGCGGGGATTCCAAAGATCGGACCGAAAACTGCCGTGCGAATTATTGAGGAATCGAGGCCGACGGAAGCCTTCCCCGAGTTCACCGGTGCTGACCGCATTTGCCTTCACCCCAAGGTGAAAGACAACGCCGGAATATTCCTAGCCAATCTGCGATTGGTAACGCTTGAGCACGACGTTCCGGACCTGATTTGGTTTGCGTCGAGTCCGCCCGTGCCGCTTCACGTTGAGGCGCTCTTCGAGGCGCTTGAATTCAAGCAAATGTTAAAACGCAAAGGTAAAATACTGCAGACACTTGGGTGCTAGTATGAGGTACATGTGGTTGCACTTGCTTCTTCCGGGTGGAAAAACAGAGTGGCGCCGGGTTCCTTGGGGGAAACGTTCTTTGGACGAACTTCGGAAGCAAGGCTACGAATTTATTGGATATCATGAATAGGGCGGTTAACCGTACCTCGGAGGGCGGTTGGCCCCCTTTCGAAAACGGGCAAAAGGCGCTATAGTTAATGCATGAACGAAACCGAAACCGCACCCGCACCCGATACGCAACTATCCCCCGCCGCTGAAGCAGTTTTTACGGCAATACTGAATTTGAAAGACAACATAAATCCTCGTCACAGGATTGCCGCCGCCGCCCTGCGGGCTGCTGCTGATCAGGTGGTGCCGGATGCGGCCAACTACTTGCGCGCTGCTATCAACAGTGTGGACTGGTGGGACGCGCACGATCAGATCCGCGCCGAACTCCTCGCCATCGCCGCCGAGCTGGAGGGAACTAATGGTTGAACCTAAGTACTACAACACCGCCGGGCATCCACGTATCGGTTCTACCACTTCTGCTCCGGAGAATAATCTCTCCCCCGCCGCTCAGGCGGTGCTGGATGCCGTTTGGAACGCTCACGGCAGGGGCGGAGGGACCTTTCGCGTTGCCGGAGCCGCCGCTTTGCGGGCTGCTGCTGAGAAGCTTGGCTATATGATCTATGACTACGAAAACAATGAACACCCCAGTGTTGTCAATGTTGCTGACATCCTCGCCATCGCCGCCGAGTTGGAGGGTGGTTCAAAAGAAAACGAACGACCGGACCGTTTAGTTGCGGGCGATGTTTGGGAATTTGAGTGGGAGGTTCAAGTCAAAGGCAAACGCAAACCCCAACCCCAGAAACTTAAGTTCAAAGTCATCGGCTATCATCACGGCCAGTGCGCTTGGCAGTTGGCGTCTTTGGACGGAGAGCATTACTGCTACTTGTTGGAATTCGCTCCGCAGTACGAAGACATGACGTACATCGGTCATCTCGATCAAGACGAATCGGAGGGTTCCCTGTGAAATTACTTCTCGCAATGGCAATCCTCTTCGCCGTCCCTACTCTCGCCGCTCCGCACTGTGCCGTCGTTCACGATGGTATTTGCTTCACGAGCCAAGGGCAATATGATGAGTATATGGGATGGGGCACAAAACAACAACAACTCGAAACTGAGGCAAACAACTGATGGCTGCTAATCACGGTTTACGCACTACTGGAACACATACCGGGAATTTTGGCCGTCAAAAAGTTCAAGGTAAGAGGGAAACACTCGACCTGACAAAAGAGATCCTCAATCGCGAAAACCTTCGTATACCTGACCCGAACGAAAGCTATAATAAGCTGGTTATCGCTTACAACACAACCACCGACGCTAAGCTGAAAGCGGCACTCTGGGAGATTCTCCGCGCTCGCAAAGCAACTCTCACTCCTATAAAGGTAACGCCCAATGAACGTCCAGACTCTCCTTACTGGGAAAACATTCGTCGAGTACGGTGAACCCGTGGATTATCAGTCACCACTCTGGGTCGTCTCCTCGTCTGAGACCGAAATCTTCTACTCTGACGTTCCCCACGGTACACCAATTGCTCGTGTTTACAAGAAACCTGGGGAAAGAGGGTGGTGGCTTTCTACGGTATACCTTTGCTACTGGCAGCCTCTTACTGCTGTTTCTAAATACGAAGCCTTCCTTATCCTGTTGACTATCAAGAAATAAAATGAACTCTGAAGAGAACTCCGTTGAACTGGAATTTCGTTCTTACACGGAAGATCGCGGCTGCGACCTGAGCATTACCCTTACTTCTCAGCACGTTGATAATGACAGATTGAAGAAGCTCCTAAACACGTGGCTGGTTGCTATCGATTCCACTCTCGTAGTAGTTGACTCGGCGAACATCCTATGAACGTCGTTGCGCTAACTTGGTTTCTGATTGCCTCTTGTGTAACCTACGCGGTGGCAGTAGACGAAAACGTTCTAACCTGGTTGGCGTTGCAAACCAAGGTCGTCACAATCTGGTTGCGGAGGAAATGGTTCTCCATTCGTTACAACCCCGACTCTCCTTGGCTTCGCTTGAGGATCGACCGCAACGCGAATGAAAACACGAAGAAGCTTCGAAAAGAGTACGAAATTACGGAGAAATCAAATGATCACTGACCTTGTTGTTCTTTCCGAAGAACCCACCGAAGAAATCACCCGCTCAGTCACACTTAGTAATGAGGATTGGGGAATTCTTGCGCTATGTGCAGACGCATACGCCAACACCTTTCGCACACAGCAATCCGAGTTTGTGGCCACGTATGTTACCCGTGGGCAATTAGACGAAGCAGTAATGCAAGCCGGAAAGATGAACGCTCTGTTGCAAAAACTCGACAAAATACAAGCAAAACTCCTATGAAACCCCCTGTAGTTTTTGATGTAGACGGAACGTTGACCTCAGAGAGGTACGACGAAGAAAATCTACTCAGTATCCGTGAAAATCCTGCGATGACGTTGGTTGCAATTGCGATGCAACTTGAACGTCCCCTTGTCGTTTCAACCGCGAGACCGGAAAGGCTTCGCGCGCAAACCGAAGAGTGGTTGGCGAGCCATGGTTTGCAACCGGCGGCGATCTACATGCGAGATAACGACCGCGAAGGTGTTCCCGACCAGATGATTAAGTACGGGCATTTGCTTGATATCCGTAAGAAGTTCGGTGAGCCTGTTGTCTGGTGTGACGATAACGATGCGAATATACACATGCTCAAGCTGAACGGTGTCCCTGTTATCCACGTAAGGTAATGAAAAAGACCCTATTCACTTGCCGATGCGGCAGCACAGAGCACATCTTTGTGGTTACCGCCGACGAGCACAACATGTTTATCGAGGTTCATCTTGCCCCCTTGCCGCTCTGGCAGAGGGTTCGCCAAGCAGTTAAATACGTCTTTGGTTATCGTTCGAAATGGGGAGACTTTGACGGAATAGTGTTGACTCCCGAAGTAGCGTTGAGCCTCGGGGACCAGCTCGTATCTTGGTCTTCCGGGGGAGACCTCCCGTTCACCCCTAACGATGTCTACTGAGGGGGTCAAGGGCGGTTTCCCGTACCTTGAGGGGCGGTTTGCACCCTTTCGCCTGCGGCGAAAATGAGCTATGATTAACTCATGAAAGAAAGCGACCCGATTCAAATGTTCCAATTCGCAGAAGTCGGTGGTGCAGTTCGAGACAAGTTTCTGGGCGTAGATTCCAAAGACGTTGATTTCGTTGCAATCCCCGATGATGACATTAATTTTTTAGATGCTAGTTCTGCATTTGCTTTTCTTTGCACTCATCTAAAGGCGGAGGGTTTCAAAGTATTCCTGGAAACTCCTGAATTCTTCACTGTTCGGGCACAAGTTCCTAACGGCCATCCTCTGAAACAACGCACTACTGTTGCTGACTTTGTGCTTGCTCGTAAGGATGGTACTAGTTCTGATGGTCGTCGTCCTGATTTTGTTCTACCTGGAACTCTGATGGATGATTTGCAAAGACGGGATTTTACCGTGAACGCAATGGCAATTCTGAATGATGAACTGATTGACCCATTCGGTGGTCGTGAAGACCTTGATAACCGTCTTATTCGGTTTGTGGGTAATCCTAAGGACCGAATCGCTGAAGACGGGTTGCGAGTGATTCGGGCACTGAGGTTTGTTGTAACCAAAAGTGGGTTTACTCTTGAACGGGAAACTTTTCAAGCAATCAATAGCAATTTTGCTGCTGAAATGCTAATGAAAGTTTCTGTTGAGCGTATTCGGGAAGAATTGGAAAAAATGTTTTCCGCAGATAGTGTGGGAACTATGAAACTTCTTTATCAAGTTTTTTCTCTTAATTCTTTACAAGATGCCATCTTCCGTGATGGTCTGCGTCTGATGCCAACTCTCAAAAAGTAAATCACTATGTTTGCTCTTATTTGCCTTTCTCCATTCGTAGTAGCACTTCTCCTAATCGTGCCGATGGTAATCAGCGCACTACTTTTCGTTGATGATGATATTGAAACTTTAGATAAGAACCACCACCTCAAAAAGTCTTTTACTAAAGAACCAAAATGAAAGTCAAAGGATACGAAATCAAACCGGGTGCTAACCTTAAGGGTGCTTGCCTTGAGGGTGCTGACCTTAGGTGGACTGACCTTAGGTGGACTGACCTTAGGTGGACTGACCTTGAGGGTGCTTGCCTTGAGGGTGCTATTGTAACCGGAACCATTCTTGAGAAAAAAGAAGTTCCTGAAAATAACACTTCACTTTCTCAGAGAGTCAAAAAACTTGAAGAAGAAAATGAGAAACTTAAATCTACTCTTAAGTCTCTCAAGGCACTACTGGACACCTGAGTCTCTTATACGATGTGCCACTCATACCACTGGCACACTAAACGGGCACAGGCCCCAAAATGTGGTATTCTTAAAGGGCGGTTTCCCGCCCCTGATAGGGCGGTTTGCGCGCTTTACTTCGATGCTAAAATGAGCTATATTTAAGTCATGGAAAACGACCTTTACACGATGACCCTTTGCCGCGAGGACTGGGAGCTTGTCATCGGTGCCTTGCGTACCGCTTCTTTGAACGGCTTCACGCTGGCCGCAGACATGGACGTAGACAGCTTATACGGAGCTGCGCTGTACGACCGTGCCGCTCAAATCCAGGCGATTGCAGCCGACATTGACTTTATCCTGCCAGAATGACCTACCGCTCACCTTGTGCAAAATGACTGAAACTAAACTGATGAAACTTGCGGTGCGCCAGTTCATCCTTGACAAATTACGTGAGGCTACGAGGTTAGAGCTTGCAGACTTGGCTGCCAAGTATGACTTGTCCGCCTTCCATGTGGCCGAGTGCTTTGAAGACGAAGTTTGGCGAGTCGATAAGTTTCTCGGCTACCCTGACTTAGAAACCCTTGACGACTTCCACACCCCCACAACCAACCCCTGAGCAAGATCGATGAAATTGAGTGACAACCTTGTCGAACGGCTAATGCAAGCTGACCTTGTTTGCAGAGATTGCGGTGATAAATACGGGAAGTATTCTGTCGGGTGCTCAAGCACTTGGGAGGGACAGTGTCACGTTTGCGGCGAGATGAAACCCATCACCGAAGTGCGAGACTGGGGATACCTCGCCAAAGGAATCGCTCTAGGAAAAGCTCAAGGAAACATCAAAGAGCAGAGCAAAGTAGTTGCCGACTACATGGCGCGGAAGGGCGCTCCAATCATGAATGACGACCAGCTGGAAGATGCACTGAGTGCCAGTTACGAGCAAGGGGATATCGAGTGCAAGTTTACTGAGGCGGAAGTCGATGTGTTGTCTACCATTCTTGACGTCTTCTCTGAAGATCATCCACCCGGTAAAGACGTAGTGTTTGACTCAGTGTTTGAAAAGATTCGGGAATTATACGATGACAACTGCGTCAAGTACGAATTGTCACCGGCACTCAAAAAGTTTCACGAACTTTACGGGACTTACGGCACTGAGAATGACGTTGAGAGGGCAAAGTGGGGAGTATTCAATGATGCTTTTCACGCAGGGTTTGAGCACAGTAAGGGGGCACAATGACTAAATTATCTCCCGCCGCTGAGGCGGTGATGGTTGCTGCCTTTGATCAAGATCACCCGAACGCTCATCATGTCCTCGCCCCCGCCCCTCTGGACCTTACGGGTAACGCCCTGTTACAGGAGCTGTTCGGCTATTTGCAGGAGGGGGGCCAGCTGAAATGACTTCAAAAATGTACGTTGTTATGACAGAGCGTAAAAGCCCACTTGCCAGATTTTCCGCCCG